AATAATGTTCCTATAACAGTCAATTTGAGAAATTCTGTTAACCTCTTCCATATGGATTGAAATGGAGAGGTTAATTTATCCACCACCTTCTGACCTGCACGGGCAGCTGCACCTGTTCCTTTAAATATTTTTTCTATTCTCTCTTCAGCCTCTCTTCTTTTTTCTCTTTGTCTTTCTTTTCTTCTCTCTCTTAATTCTAGTTTATCTAAATTACTATCCTTTTGAAGAATTTTTAATATACTACCTAGTAAACCTCCAATTATATTATTTTGAGAATCTGCAGACGCACCACCTATTCCTTCTGCTGGTGGAAGCAATGCTTGAGGACGTATTCTATTAGTAGGTATTATACTTTTCTTTGCTAATAACTTAGAGACAAATTTTACTTTTTTTCCTCTTTTTCTCTCCAGTAATCCTTGAAATTCCTCTCTTAGTATTCTTGTTCTTCTATCTCCTTTTCCTTTGGTGGCAGATTCAATAGTATTAATACCCTCCCTGACTGCAGACATATAAGTGTCTTCAGCATTATCGGGATCATAAGGATTTATTGGATCGATTCCTAGATCCAATAAAATCTTCGTAACTGATGGATTAATAACGGTTATAGCCATTATGATGCTGCTTGTTGCTGTTTTAGTTTCTCTTCTTCAAGATGTGCTCGAAGTAATTCAACATAAATGTCTCTCTCCCAAGGGATCAAGTTTTCTATCTCAGTTAATGAATATTTATGATACTGAATCAAAGAAAAATTCAGTTTATAGTAACTCTCTAGATCCATGTGGACTAGAGCTAGCCGAAAAAACTAGATAATCCCTCCATTACAACTTCATTTTCTACATTTGTATTAGGATTAGTAATCTTCACTTTATGAGAAAGTTTAGGCATAGTTTCAAAAAACTTTTCAATCTCTTTAAATTGTGTAGTGTTCATGGATTCTAAGAAATCATTAATTTCTTTCTTAGTGCAATCAGCAGCCACCCATACCTCTTCCTCATTATAAATTTTATCAATACAAGAAGCGATCATTTCAAAGGACTGATCCATTACATTCTCTTCATTAAAATCAAAGTTATTTTTAATAAACTCAGAAAGAGATGGATACTTCATCTCCATCATCAAAGAGGAATCTAATTTAATCTTATTAGTATGTCCTTTAGACCTTTGGATCTTAACATCATCAATATTAATAGTCACAGGAACCTGTGTCTTTTTATCATCAGGACAAACAAGATTAACCTCAATGTCTTCTCCAACAGACTTACCCCGAATGTTGAGGAACAAATATTCAATATCAAAAGTAGGAAGATTCTCTACTTTAATTCCTCTTGTTTTGATACAAGATTTAATTACATTTTTAATTGCAGTTGTTATCTCTTTTACATCCTCACTTTCTAATGCAAGAACTAAAAGTTTTTCTTCTTTAACTAAAAATGGTCGATAATGAATAGGTTTTCTGGTAGAAGGTAATTCCAACTCATACGTCGGTGTCGCAATCTTTGGTAATGGCATAATATCTTACAAAGAGTTCAGTGTGTTTTATTTAGCGTGGTTATTAAACGTTTAAAGTTATAGCAGTATTAGTTAATCCATTTTCTTGAACAGGACCATCAAATAAGACGGCATTAATATTATTTTGAGTTTCTACTAAGTAACGAGAGAAGTTAAAGTTAACTGTACACTTCAATAGCTCAGATGCATTATAAGTTATAGGCATTGTATTAATACTAATAGGATAAGCCTTTAAGAATCTATATTCTAATACTCTATTATAATCTTTTTCAAACTTTTTAACGTAAATAGAAGTTTGATATAAGGTGGGAAAATTTACTCTGTAAAAATAATTCCCTGCAGTGCTATTTTGTTCATTCACAATGAAACCAATCCACTTCTCAAAGAAGTTAATAATTTTATAATCATGATCCACATAAAAGGTGAATGAGGAAGTGGTATCATACTGTCTTCTATATACATGCCTCTCAGTTACACCTGTATGATCATTAAGAAGTTCATTAGTTGCTAGTGAAGTACCAGGCAATGTGGCCTCTGCACAAGATAATGACCAAATCTCATCATTCTGTGCTTCTCCTGCAGGTAAGATAGACCTAACAGAGGCAGGAGGATAAAACCAACATTGAAAATGCGAAGTAAGTGCAGGATTTAAAATAGATGCCTTTAAATCTGCTAATACTTTCTTTTGCGGTCTTGGAGTGACCATATTCCTATAAATACTACTACTGATATATTATGTATAATGGGAGAAAGTAAAAAGAGTTTATTCAAACCCTCTTTTCCCAGAAAATACAAGGGAAATCCAAATAATATTATATGTCGTAGCACTTGGGAAACCAAATTCTGCAATTACTGTGATTTGAATGAGAATATTCTTGAGTGGGCCAGTGAAGAATTCTATATTAAGTATGTCTCTCCTGTTGATAATCGGACGCATCGTTACTATCCTGACTTTCTTATCAAGGTCAAAGAAAGCAATGGATTAATTAAAACTTATGTGATTGAGGTAAAACCAAAGAAACAAACTCGACCTCCTAAAAAAAGAAAAAAGGTGACTCAATCATATCTCTATGAATGCAAAACCTATGCTGTTAATACGGCTAAGTGGAAGGCAGCACAAGAGTTTTGTAATGATAGAAAAATTGAATTTAAAATTATCACCGAACAAGAATTAGGAATATATAATGGCAGATAGTTACTTTAGTCAGTATGAAGAACAGGTAGGTGATAATAGAATCGCACCTATCATGGATGAATTGAAAGAACTAACTGATCCTGAGGAGAAAATGCTCCTTATCATGGATGCATTGAAGAATGTAGAAGTAGTACCAGATGTGGGGCAGTATTATACTTTTATCTACACTGCAAAAACTCCAAGAATGACATATGACCAACATCCTCTGGTTGCAGTGACTGATATTCAAAGATGGGGATTCAGAGGTCTCAATTATCATTGGGGTAAATTTAGAAACTACACATGGCAAGAGATCGGAGGAAATTTATATGTAGTCCGACCCAGTGAAATCAACGACCTAAGAGATATATCATATGCCTATTTCCTTACAACTCTATAAATAAAGAAAAAAGATAAATGTCAGATCCCATTAAAACCACACCAATAATGATCCGATGGGGAAAAGACACCATTTTCGATTGGAGTGATGATGTAACATATTATTATAAAGAAGAGATGGTTGTAAGTGGAACTGCACCAAATAGAACATTTGCAATAACTATATTAAGAAGCGATACATCAGATTTCAGTGTATCAACAGAAATTGGAACAAGAAATAAAATAGGAGGAGCTATTAAACTCAATGAGGGGGCAGATCCAGTAGAAAAAAAATATTTAAACACACTTACCAGAAAACTAAAAGGTAGTTCCAGTGCGTTGACAACATTATTTGCCAAATTCGGTAATCTTAGTAATGAAGAAAAAACAGCACTAAATTCAGTTACAGGAACAACAAATGTCGCTACTGATAGTGCTGATAATAATACAACTGGTGGAAAAAAGGAGAATGATCCTCCAAAGACGTTTAATCTTACTAATACATCAATTGATGTATCCATCGCAGGAAGAAGATTTAGAAAACAATATGGACATTTTTCTTATCCTGAAGATTTAAGAACTAATAAACAAGATAGAGTGAGATTTACTCAAAAATACAGTGAAGGAACAAAAATAGAAGCAACCATTACATCAGGAGAGAAAAATTTTCAAAGAAGAATTAAAAAAGTAAGAGGTTCGGTCACTCTTCCAATTGTCACAGGAATTGAGGATACCAATTCCGTAGATTTTAATGAAGGTAAATTAAATCCTATTCAAGCAATTGCAGGAGCATCAGCACTAGGTATATTTGAAGATGTGCGAACCAGAGGAGATATTGCTGGTGCTTTGGTGTTAATATCTACTACAACAGCATCTAGTTCAAATAGAGCAAGAGGGGAACTTAGAGGACAAGTAGGAAGTGATATTGCATCTGCTATTAACGTATACCTTGCACAATCAGCAGTTGGTGCTCAAGGATTACTCTCAAGAACCACTGGTGCAGTTCTGAATCCCAACTTAGAATTGTTGTTTGGTGGTCCTAAGTTAAGAAGTTTTGGATTTACCTTCAAATTATCTGCCAGAGATGCCACAGAAGCAGATCAAATAAGAAAAATTATTAGATTTTTTAAACAGGGCATGTCAGTTAAAACCTCTTCTTCTAATGTTTTTCTTAAATCACCTAATCTCTTTGACATTCAATATCAAACCTTCAATACAAATGGAGATGAGATCATTCATCCATCTATTAATATTATTAAAACCTGTGCTCTTACTTCATGTAATGTTCGATACGCCCCAGATGGAACATATATGACTTATGACGATCCATTTAGAACTCTAACTTCTTATCAACTTACCATGCAATTCAGCGAGCTTGATCCTATATATGATAGTGATTACAGCGAATTAGATCAAGATCAAGATCAAGTAATAGGATACTAAAATGCCAGCTTATTTCCGCAATATTCCAGATTTTGAATATGTCAGTAGAAATGCTGACACTAAACAAATCTCCGAATACCAAAAAGTAAAAAACCTCTTTAAAAGAGGTAAATTGAAAAATGATATTTTTAATGATTTAACCTATTTCACTCAATATAAAGTTGTAGGTGATGATCGTCCTGATAATGTGGCATTTGATGTATATGAGGATGAAACTTTAGATTGGATAGTTCTTCTTTCTAATAATATTACAAATATCCAAACTGAATGGCCTCTGAATCATGAATCTTTCTATAATTTTTTAATTACAAAATATGAAAGTGAAGAGAATATTCATGCTGTTCATCACTATGAGACTACAGAGGTAAAAAATACTGCACAAACCGTAATTGTTCCAAAAGGACTTAAAGTTCCTCAAAATTACTCTATTGAATTTTATGATGCAGACATTGAATCATATACTACTGCGTCAAATATAACAACTGAAATAACTAATTATGCGTATGAAAATAAAATTGAAGATGAGAAAAGAAATATCTATGTTCTAAAGGCAGAGTATCTAAATGTTATTCTCAATGATATGGAAGATTTCATGCTATACAAAGAAGGTTCCACCCAGTATCTGAGTGAAACCTTAGTAAAAGGAGAAAATATTAGATTATATTCCTAATTATTCCTCTGCAAGTTTTTGGAAATAAGAAAGAGCATCATCCTCATCTGAACTAGCAGATGCTACAGGAGCAGCAGCCACAGGTTCTTTACGAGCATTGAAGTCTGGTGCATAAGAACCACGACTGTTATCTTCCTCTGCTACCTCCTCGTCTATACGACGTGCAGGTTGCTTCTGCCCTAAAACATAGTCCAAACGCTTCTTCAGGTCATCGTATGACTTGAACTGGTCTGGTGCGGTTACAGCAGCAAGTGAATACTGCTTCTTCCACAATGCTTCGAGTGCATCGTCATCATCCAGTAAAGGTGATACTGCATCGAACTCTGACTTATCATAGTTCCAGTAACCATCCTTCTTCACAATCTTCAACTTGAAGTTAGCACCTTGCCAGAAGTCAAAAGGATTGATTGGTGTTTCATCCTCAAACTCTGGTTGCATGGATTCCATGACCTTATCAAAGATTTTCTTACCAAATTTATATAAGAAGACTTTACCCTCATTTTGAGGATTTGTTGGATCCTTTACAACATAGATGTTTGCATAGTAAGAAAGCTTACGCTTCTGCTTACGAACTACATCCTTATCTGACTCATTACCACTATTCCAGAGTTCACGATTATATTCGGAAACTGGATCCTTGCCACCTGTTGTGGTCAAAGAGTTTTCAATATACCAACCACCTGGTCCTTGGAATGCATGGGAATAAATCTTTGCCCACGGAATATCCTCACCTTCTGGTGCTGGTAAGAAACGGAGAACGGCATAACCGTTACCTGTTTTATCAAGTTCTGGTTTCCAAAGGCGATCATCACCTCCTCCACCAGTAGACATCTTCTCCACTTCTTTGACTAATTTAGAAGTCAATGATCCTAGAGAGGACTGTTTTTTTAGGTCTTTAAATGACATTTAGATTTTGTTTGAGATTTGGCTTTTGTGTACCTTAATTATATCAATCGGAAGATTATTTGTCAATCTGCTTTTTCATCATTTCTACCATATTGTTCATATTAGCAAATAAGATGTTCATATCGACATTGGTAGGAAGTCCCATTTGTTTGGCACTTTCTATGATCTTCTTTTTCATTTCCTTAGCTTCAGGATCGTCCGATAAACTCACACGAGTATAAAGAACTCGTTGTTTGTTTAAAAGTTTCTCCAAAATAGTAACATGATATAATTGGTCCTCTTGAGTCATCGCTGGAAACTTGAAAACATTGGAATAAACCTCATCTTGGAGTTCCGCAATTTCTGCCATTTCTGCACGAACAACTTCTGAATCGAAAAAACTCATAATACTACTTTTTTAAGGATTTTTCTATACTTTGGTACATCTATATTTAGGAAGGGTTTATACTTTTTTATTTTGCGACTGACGGTTTCCCATACAGGGTCATTTAGTCGTTTATCAAAGTTTTTCCTATATTCAAATATTCTATCACATATCACTAATGTTTCAAGTGAGGTATCTCCCCTTAAATAACTTCTGAGGATGGGAGGGTGGCCACTCGAACAATCGAATATTTCATCTACTTGCTTATTTTCAAAAAGAGTGTCAATTTCACCTTTAAACGTATATGACAGAGATTGCACCTTTTTCTTCCAATCTGTATATCTCCCTTCTCCCTCTCGTATCATCTCTCCGATCCACAT